TAAATGAATTGCGAATACGCCCAATATAAATGTCTTGGTCAAACGTATTGTCGTCGCAGTATTTAGTTAGTACGCGAATATAGCCTTCGCCATAAGTTACTTGGTTTTCACAAGCTGTGTCGTATGCAACATCTGCATCTGAGATATATTCAATGTGCCTAATAACCCCCTCAAATATTTCTGCGACCTCTACGTCAGCATTATCATCTACAGGGATTACCTTCACCGAAGGTCGGTTTTGGCGTTGTTCATTAGTTACTTGGTGTACGTGTTGCGGTAATTTGTTAATAGTTAAACAAGGTCTAGCATTAATTGTTTGGCCTTGTACTGAGCCGCGTGTTGCCAACACATCCGCAGGCCATTGCAATTGGTTGTCAGGTGAGCCAGCTTCAAAACGTAAATCGTCAAGTTCATCTTCTCTTGACTCTGAGTAAGCAGAAACCGCCATCGTAAAACGGCTACGCATGGTAGCCAGCATATCCCTAGGATCGCTTTTTTTGTTGCCGCCATTAGCGACAACTCCGACGGTTACCATTTCATCAGTCATTTATCAGTCCAATCACTTCCGTGTTGCGCATCATCAGGTAATCTTTACCGTCAATATTCGTCGTTTGACCTGTGTACTCACCAAACATAATATGATCCCCAACTTGAACATCCATGTTTGATACGTTTCCATTATCTAATTTTTTTCCTGGCCCAATTGCTTTTACGTACCCGCTAAACAACTTCTTAGCGCCAGGTACAAAAATAATGCTGCTTACTTTTTCTTCTTCTTGCTCAACTACAATGCAGTCGCTTAATGGCTTAAGTCTCATTTAACTTCCCATCCATGAATTAGATATACCGCCACCATTAGCATACGACCTTTTTATGTTCTTGTCAACATACTCTCTATGGGCTACAGGAAACGCAAATGTGACGCATAGTGCATCGGCTGCATCAGGGCTTGCCATGCCTCTTGCTTTCATCTCTTTCTTACCTTCTAAGAATATCGTACCACTACTGTTTGGCTTTTTCATAGGGCCAGTCAAGTCTGACTTTAGTTTTCTATCTTCAGGTATGCTAGCAGTCTTGAGCCAGTCGCGCATGGCGCCCCACATCTCTGCCCGTTTGTTGCCCCACATGATGCTGTTCTTGGCGCGTGATCCAAAGTTAACACCTCTGACCTTGTAGCGTTGCTCGGTTAGCCTATCCAATATGCCATACCCTAGCCCACCCTCGTCAATGACTGTCATCACGGGTGAATACTCTTCTATCGCCTCAATGACCCGCCCCACGATTGTCATGGTGTCCTCGCCTTGGTACCGCTTGATGCCAATAATGTCACGTCCTTGACGCACAAGGATGACCGTGCTGTCTGCGCCCCCGCGTGCTGGATCAACGCCGATAACGATAGGCGCAGACGTATCCTTATATCTCTCACGTTTGAAAGCGTCCTCGACAAGTGTAGGACTGATAAACTGATCTTCGCCTGCCGATGGAAACTCACCGTACACCTCGACCCGCGCCTGTGACGAGTCCTCACCATACTCGGCAATAATCTGTTCATATACCGCTTTATCTGTATCTTCGACCTGCCTTGCATCTATCTGTCTCCCATGCCAAAAGTCACGCTTAGAGTTGAAGCACTCAAAGAAGTACCCTTGGTTACGGCGGGGATTGCTAAACGCAAACCAATATCTATCTAATATGTTTTCCGTAAAGAAGCCCGCGCCAACTGACCATATCCCGTCAGGTATCCCGCTTGCTTCGTCAAATATCAGCATCATGCCATCGTGGTTATGTACCCCCGCGTAGCTGTCAGGGTTCTCTTCACTCCACAGCTTGCCTTCTGCCGCCCAGTACCGAGTCCCCTTTTTCAAGTCGCGCTCGACTAGCTCGCACACCCACTTGGCTGGCACTAGCTTAGTTGCACTTATCTCCCACCAATGCGCGTTGATGATCATGGCCTGCCACTTAGTTAGCTCGCCCCATGTGACTGAGCGTAGCTGTGACTCGCTGTTAGCTGACACCACAACTGAGCTGCCAATGCGTGTTGACAACATCCACAGTATTAGCCAGCTAACAAGTGCCGACTTACCAATCCCCCGCCCTGAGCTGACTGCCTCACGTAGCGTTGACATGTCAACTTCACCACGGTTGTCTTTGATGTGCTTGGCGATTGTTCTTAGCACGTCGCGTTGCCATTGTCTTGGCCCCCTAAACTTTGCTAACGGCGTGTTGACTTGCCCCCATGGAAACGCAAATAACACAAACGCTTCAGGGTCGTCCGCTACTCGCGGATCCCACAGCCGTGACATTAATAACTGTTCTTCATCCGAGCTATATATAGGTAGTTGCATTATTGGCTGTCTACGACGGTTCCTTCAATAACCCGCGATTGAGCTTCTTGCAAAGCTTGAGTAATACTAATACGTTGGTACACATCCACGCTGATCTCAGTCTTGGCTGTCCAGCCGTGTACGTGCTGCAACACAGCAAGTGCTGACTTAGCGTCGCCTTCACGGGCGGCGGCTATTAGATGTTGCGCCATCTCGCGCTCGCCATCTGCCTTACCTTTTTGTGCCGCCAAATCCGCCACAGGGTCTACTTGGCAAAGTTGTCTATATTCAGACGGCATCATCCCTGCAGCTAACGCCAGAGAGTCGTTCTTTAACCCAAGCTTTGCCGCATCGTAAATAGCCTGTAAGCGAGACTCAGTTGCCTTCAACTCGCGTGGCGAAAAAGGTATCGAGAGGAATGTCATACTCGCATGGTATATGCAGTGGGCAATGAGTGTCAACTAGATAAAAAAAATAAATTTCTTGTGACCCCACCGTCAGCGTGACCTGTCGCCCCAAGGTCCTACCCCACCCAGCAAAATGCAAACAGTTTCCAAGCAAGCAGCCAGGCAGGCCGCGAGCGTACGGCGAGCGGCTGGCGAGCGTACGATCCAGCGATCATGCGATCCAGCGATCATGCGATCATGCGATCACATTGGCATTATTGCCATATTGTCATTCAGTTTTTAGCCAGGCTGCATTTATTGGCAATATTGTCATTTAAAAAACATTGGCAATATTGTCATTTAAAAAACATTGGCAATATTGCCATGCGATAACATTTCCATGTTTTATGCTTTATGCAAAATACACGGATTCACATTTATTGGTCATATTGTCATATTGTCATGGCAATTTAAGTCGTACACGGTTGCGCCGTTATTCTTATATATATATATTTATACTCTTACTCTTAAATAAATGACAATATGACCAATAACAAGCTAAAAGCCTTATGCCGCTTGCCTTTGCGCACTATGCCAAAATGACAATAACATGGCAATAAATTGACAATGTTTGACAATAAATGACAATAATTAAGCTTATGTAAAAGAATGTTTGACATTATCTTAAAAGAGCGTATATTAATCATTCATGCGCTGCGTTTTGTGGCGTAACTTTGAAAGGTAGATAAAATGACTAATAACATTAAAAGTATTATTGCTAATAAAGGTTACGAGGCCATTATTCCAGCAATTGATAAAAGTATTCGAGACTTTAAGAACATGGAATATTCGCGCGGCGAGATTAAGGAGACTTTGCGCGAATGTTTTTATGGCGTAGATTCTCGCATTGATTCATACCTTATTATGAAAGGCTACTAAAATGAAACCTATATATTTAATTCTCGAAGGCGCGGCGCTTATGCTGCTAGGTATTACCATTGCAATATTCTATTTTTTAATATCAATCTAAGGGGCCATAAAATGAGTAACCAAAATTTAAGCTATGCAATTTATGAAGCTAAGCATAAAAACGGCGCGGAATATCTAACCGAAAAGCAGCAAGCCGCCATTTTAGATTTTGTAGGCAAAGGCTGCCGCGCTAACACTAAAGAGACAATCGCGCGCCGCTTGCGCTTGCCTTTGTCATTGTGGAAAGACTACGGCATTTATTCGCGCATTATGTTTAATGATCAGCACGGCGCGGATTATTGCTGCGGCCAGTCTTGGCCTGATGAAATGCGCACTTTGCGCGAATGTATGATTAAATTTTAAGGGGCTATAACATGAAAGACTTAAGAAGCGTAATGATTGAACACTATTTAGACTGGCGTAATAACTATTTAACCGTTGAAAAGTTTGCGGAGCATAACGGCTTGCATATAGATCAAGCCATTGATTTAATCCGCCAGGCCAAAGTTATATACAACTCAAATCATCCCGAGGCATAAAAAATGAATATTCAATATGAAAAAACGTATCAAGGCGCGCATAAATTCTATAGCCGCGATAAAAACGGCGATTTAATAACTATGCAATATATGATTTATTCTAAAGCGCAAGCGCTAACGTTATTTAAAGAGTATTTAAAAGGTTGTTAAAATTATCTGTTAGCCTTTGCCTGGCGCGAGGGTTAACGGGCTAATTTTGGCCAATAAATAGTAAAGGGAATCAAATGCAATTCACTATTGAAACAAACGAATTAAAAGCGCTGTTATTATGTGCAGCTAAAAAAGACATTCGCTATTATCTAAACGGCGTATTGTTTGAGAGTACGCCGCACGGCATTATCGCCGCCAGTACTGACGGCCATAGGATGCTTTGTATTAACCTACCTAGCGAAGATGTGCAAGGCGTTAACGCGTTAGTCTCGCGCGAATTGATCGAGGCCGCAGTAAAAACTAAGGCAATTATGATCCAGGTTACTATTGACGGCCAAAATGTAACGTTTACCAGCGCAGGCCAAAATGTAAGCGGCGCGTTGACTGACGGAAAATTTCCAGATTATCGCCGCGTTATCCCTGAAAAAGTAAGCGGTGAGCAGGGAAATGAATTTAACAATACTTACTTAGTTGATTTTGACAAAGTTGGATCATTAGTTAACGGCGGCAAAGCAAGCGTATTACAGAATGGGCCAGGTAATAGCGCGTTAGTGCATTTTGACAATCAAAATGTCATAGGCGTGCTTATGCCACTAAGGCACGAAGCGCCGAAAGGTATGGTAATGAGGCCTGCCTGGTTAACACTACCTGCAGCGCCTAATCAAGCCGCCGCGTAACATGCTGCTACTATCTGCGATCATAATAGCGGCGCTTATAGCGATAATATACGATCTTTGACGCTATCCTATCAACCATAAAACAAAAGGGCCTTAACGGCCCTTTTTGTATATCTACTCACATAATTAAACCGATCATTTAATTACTACCATTTTAGGCGGTTCATTAACTTCTACCATGCGACGCAATTCGCTTTTTTTATAGTCGCTAAATTCAGGCGCGCAGTAGATATGTTTTTTATTCATATAGTCAGTACTGGCCAGGCGGCCGCAGTCGATCCAGCCCGCCTCTTTGAGCGCATGTAATAGCGCTGCTTGTGGCACTTTTACGCCGCTTGGGGCGCTACCCGCCAAGCGATCGCATACATTGTGAAAGGGCGAACCTATGACGCCCTTAGCAAACTCGCCTACGCGCCCGCGCATTTGCTCTACTAGGTAAGACTCAGCCATCGACATACCGTGCTCAACTAGGTTAGCCTTAAACTCAGTTAGCATAGGCGCGGCGCTAGGATTGAATTTAGATATGTCACGTAGCATAAGCCACTTAGCACTAGCACTAAAGCCGCCAGCCTTATACCATTGCCACAACTTAGCAGCAGCGCTAGGTGACATTCTAGGCGCGTGACTCCATACGCAAAACCAGCGGCGATCTTGGCTAGCCAAACTGATAGGCACTGGGTCATTTGAAAACGCTAGCACAAAGACTCGGTTTAACATCATGTACGGGTGTAAGCCCTTGCGGTTGATAGGTAGCATCTCAGGCGGCGCGGCGATGATAGGCTTTAGCTTGTTAGCTAGTTGACGCCTAGCACTAGCATCAGGTTCTTTTAGCTCATTGATAATTAGCACTTCGGACTCTAATTGGTAGCCCCACTGGCTGTTTACGCTGTCATTATCCATAATGCCACGGTTACGCAGATTATCACCGCAAACAGCCCATAGGAAAGGCGCCCAGAATGTATCCTTGCCGCTACCCTCGTCACCACCATGTAGCACAGCGTGATTGATTTTAATCTCAGGGTGTTG